GGCCCAACCTCCGGCTTTTCATCCCCTTATACTATAGTAGGCTTTCTCGCTTATCTCCTTGATTATAAAGGTAAATGTCCATAAGTAAATGCTTATATACTACTAGCTTTTTAGGTAATCAGGGCAATCATTAGTTGTTCTGAAAGCGCTTCTGGTTACCTCTTTGATGGGGGCATAAAGTTGCTCTACTATATTATAGTCAATGTTAGCTTCCTTCCACAACTCTATAGCCTCATTATTAACATTCTTTAGTGTATCCCAAAAATCCTGTTCCGTGAAATCTCCTTCCAGAATTGTAGCTGGAACTTCAGCGTCTGATCCTTCCACAATGCTGGAGACAGAGATAGCACAGGCAGGGAAATCATCTGGTGATTTACTTGGCAAATCGTCGCAGTATAGCCAGCTCGTAATGTTGGGATGGGGAAGATTTGCAACCTTGAAACCAATACTTGGGCCACAATCAGTACTCTTGTAGACAGCACGATAAAAGCGGGAGTACTTGCCACCAAGTTCATCGACCAGTTTTTTAATCACTGGGTGACAATCAGGTACATTCTTGTCAGGGTCTTCATGCTCCCATCCACACTCAGTACAGCGGTAACCTGCAAACTGGCATTCTGGAACATGGGTTTCTGGGTAATCAATGTCGTACTCCCAGACTGCCATACTGTCACATTCTGGACACGTTTTAGAAAAGGTCATTACTTTGCTCCTGTAGTGAGAGGGTATTTTTTCATACCTTACTGTGGTTGTATATATCTCTTAGTGGATATATAATCTATCCCTTATGGGATATGTACCCATGATAATAATAATCGTATAATAGGAGGTATGAATGAGCAGGGCGCAAAGAGTCCTCAAGAAAATAGTTATTGTGGTTCGCAATATAGAGCGCAATTGTATTGTGGATCGAAAGAAGACTGGATGGTTCGACAAGGAAATGTACCTACACCGGATTATAAACAACATCGGTCGGTTGCGTCAACTGATAGTACCGGAATATGAAAAGACACCAGCGCTGGCTAAATGTTGGCAGACCTATCTCAACGTCCAAGGGATGGACGATAAGAATGAAACCCGTGATGCAAAAAGGGTTGAATTCCATGACGTTCTGGATTACAGTATCAACAGGTTTGGTTCTGATGCCGTGGAACCACCTATTGCTGAAGTTAGGGCACATGGTCGTGGATACGCAGTTGTCAATTGGAAAAGTATCTACATATCTAAACTCAAAGACACAAGTTTAAGGGGTTATTATGAGCCAGAAAGAGCAAAGAGAAGTGGAAAGAAATCACTTGCCGATACTGACTATTGGGCGGTTAAAAGGACTGTCAAATAGAGAGATTAGTGTTTTGTTTGAAGCCTCTGTTCTAGATGCAATGGGGGAAATTCGAGGGCTAAACCATTTTTTTGGTATTGCGGATTCAAACTACCGTATTACGACTTACACACAACTAGATGATGCAGCCTCTTTAATCGAAGCGACTATAGAGGGGCTGTCAGATATTGCATCGGATATGCGCCATATCAGCAGAGAAATGGAAGGGAGGGATAGAATAGATGGTTAAAGCTGTCCTCACCCCCGAAATTTTAGCACCCTACCTTCAGATTGAATCTGAGCAATCCATCCGGCCTGCTGAAGACTTCACCAAGCAAGTCATGGATTACTATGTGCTTGGAGAAGACAAGACAGGCTACAAGATGCCGTGGCCTATACTGGACGAGAAGTTTAGGCTGCGTACTGGCGAGTGCAGTATCCTCGCAGGAGTGAATTCATCAGGCAAGAGTTTGGCCTTGGGTCAAGTGGCCTTGAATTGTATGGCTCAAGGGGCCAAAGTCCTCTCTGTGTCGTTGGAAATGTCCCCACGCTCTCAGTTAATAAGGCTCTGGAGACAAACATCGTTAAAGCCCCGTCCGGACATCAACGATGGTCTTGAACTACAGAATTGGACTAAGGATAAGCTGTATTTCTTTGACAAGGAAGGCTCAATCAATATGCCTACCCTTGAAGCTGGCATACGTTACTCCATAGATCACTACCAGACTGACATGATCCTTGTGGACTCTCTGATGACAATCTCAGGGATCAAGAATGATGACTACAGCGCACAGAAGGATGTGGTATGTAGGCTCTGTGATCTAGCCCGTGATCTGGAAGTACACATTATTCTGGTTGCCCATGCCCGTAAGTCTTTCTCTGTGACTGATAAAATAGACCGTTTTTCGATCAGGGGTGCAGGGGAGTTGACAGATCGTGTAGATAATGTAATACTCCTGCAAAGGTACTATAACGATGATCCACTTGAAGCCGACTGCTACGTTGCAATATCGAAAGCCCGTCACTGGGATATGGCTGAGTGTGAGATCGACCTGTGGATGGACAGAGCCAGTATGAACCTACTCATGGCAGATCAGGTAGCAAAATCTAATCTTCCATCCTATGGGGGAAGAGAAGAATCTTCTAAAACTGAGGCTCCGTTTTAATGACTAGATTTATAGCTTACGGTATGTCAGAAGGAAGCTACAACACTCACCTTGAGCGTGGTAAAAACGCGCCTTGCAATGGGTGTAGTCACGAAGACTACTGTAGTACAGGCTATACTTGCGAGATGTACCGTAAATGGGAGAGGGTTAGGGCAAGCGTGTGGGAAAAAGACCCTAAGAACTACACTCAGATACCGGATAGACCGTTATGAACAATATAGGCACTACACTAGGAAGTATGCGTTGTATGTGTAAGATAGTGGTTTTTACAGCTTGCTTCTATAACATCGACAAGCATATTACGCCGTCCCAAACTACTAAGGAATCTAAGTCATAGACCTATACTAAGTCCTGAGTACGACTTTAAATAACTGCTCATTTAATTATGGATAAGAACTGGAAAAGGTTTGAGCGCAGGGTAGCCCAGAGATCAGGGGGCAGACGGATCAGTGTGGCTGACCGTGAAACAGACCTAGATGTGGAACACCCCTATCTGGGTATAGAGTGTAAGTACAGGGAGAAACTGAGCCAGTACATAAAGGATTGGTATACACAAGCTAAAGATGGCTCAAAGGACGGACAGGTTCCAGTGGTAGCCATAGGGGAGAAGAACAGTTCCCGTATCTATGCGCTACTGGATTTCGACGATTTAATCATGCTTCTAGTCCACGTCTTTGACGGCGATGAAGCCATTCCAACGAACTACGGGGGTACGGACTAACACCTGTAGTAACACCTGTGGCCCCGTGGGTGACCTAGGATAACGGGGCATTAACTACAGGAGACTATTATGTCGGCAGAAGTAATCAGCATGAAAGAATTTAATCGCTCCATAGAAAGCAGAGATGTCGCTGTGGAAGAGCAAGAGGATTGGGACTGGGCTGTAGATAACTCTTTGAGGGTAATGAAGGAAGCAGATAACTTTGTACGGCTCAGGATGCTATTGCAGAACATAGCAGAAGATACTCTTCACTCTGTCAGACATCAAGGGGGTGAAGATGACTTGGAGGGTATAAAACAGGATTTAAGAAAGGCTATAAACTTTGGTATACAGGTCTTTGAGAACCCCACTACTTGCCCCAATTGTTCTGGCGAATGACTCCTTACGAATCTTTTATACATAAGTCCAGATATGCTAGGTATCTCTACGATAAACACCGTCGAGAGACTTGGGGAGAGACGGTAGACCGCTACTTTGAGTTTATGCAGGGGGTAGCCCCTGATGTAGGTATACCAGCCTCTCTCCGAACTGCTGTGCTTGTCCGTGATGTCGTTCCATCAATGAGAAGTTTTATGACGGCAGGGCCAGCTTTAGCGCGAGATAACATGGCTGGTTACAACTGTAGTTACCTTACTGCGGATCATGTAAGGGCGTTCGACGAGAATCTATATGTCCTGCTCTGTGGTACTGGAGTTGGGTTCTCCGTCGAGCGTCAGTACATTAACAAGCTACCAGAGGTCGCTAACGAGTTCCATGATACTGATAGCGTTATAAAAGTTAGGGACTCTAAGATTGGGTGGGCTTCTGCCTTGAGGGAGTTGGTCAGCCTACTGTACTCTGGTGCTGTGCCTCAAATAGACTATAGTCGTATAAGACCTGCCGGGTCTAGGCTCAAGGTTTTCGGGGGAAGGGCAAGTGGAAGTGAGCCTCTGGAAAGGCTATTCAATCACTATATTAGAATATTCCGAAATGCTTCTGGACGCAAACTCAATAGCATAGAGTGCCATGACCTGCTGTGCTTTAATGGAGAGGCGGTGGTAGTAGGGGGTGTACGCAGAGCCGCTGAGTTGAGCCTGAGCAACCTCACTGATGAGCGTATGCAGAGGGCTAAGATGGGCCAGTGGTGGGTAGAGGAAGGGCAGAGAGCCTTGTCTAATAACTCTGTGTGTTACACTGAAAAGCCAGACATTGGGATATTCATGCGTGAATGGATTTCTCTGTACGAATCCAGAAGTGGTGAACGTGGGATATTTAACAGGAAGGCTTCACAAGACCTTTCCCCAGAGCGTAGGGATAGCACCTATGAGTTCGGTTGCAACCCTTGCAGCGAGGTGATTCTTAGACCTTCCGGTTTATGTAATCTCTCTGAGGTAATACTAAGGCCCAGTGATAGCCTAGCCTCTGTAGCTGACAAGGTAGCACTGGCCTCCATCTTGGGTACTTTACAATCCATGCTGACTGATTTCCGTTACGTGCGTCCTGTGTGGAAGAAGAACGCAGAAGAAGAAAGACTGCTTGGCGTCAGCTTTACAGGAGTGTACGACTGTCCAGCAATACTTAATGCTACTCCC